CGGACACTAGTTTCAAAGAAAACTCCAACGCAAGTTGGAACACGGGATTAACCCCCCCGTGTTAAAAGATAAATTCTTGATTATTTATCTAAAATCGTAATTGGTGGTAATTTAACCATCCAATTAGATTTTAAGAATTTAATCAAAATTGACTCTTTAAGTTTTATCTTCTGATTAAATCTCCTTTGAAAAAGAGGTTTATCAGCAGGATTAGGCCTACTCAATATCTCAAACATGACGAATGCTGGATCAGTCTGATCTAAAAGATCATCACTGTCTCCCTCTTCGCCCTCGTAAGGGGTATTATAAACACATAGTATCTTCTTCATTTCATCAATGGATGTCTTGAAGAAAGAATCAACTAGTGGTGAGTAAGTCTCCTTGTCAGCTCGAAAAGTAGAACTTGAAAGTTCGCGAGAACTTTGTTCGTAATCTACTATTTTCTCCGCAAGCAATTTCGTTAGAAATTGTTCGTACTGGTGTTGAAACCCGTACAACTTCCCCCATAACACTTCATGTAACCGAGAAATCGGGTGTGAAGTTTTGGGCAACTCAAAACCAGTAATGGTTTTGAATAATGGAGATGTGCAGAAAATGTAGGCAGAGTATCTTTCGCTCTTCTTAATCCTTTTAAGGAAAGAAGTGATGATTGATTCCCTGCTTAGAGCCCTCGGGTGTGTAATCTCTTTTAACGTGGAATTCTCCTCGCCATTAATGGCGGGGTAGAATCCTCTGTCGAATAAAGATCTTTCCAAAGACAATAGGTCGTTAAGACCATTTGTTGCAAGAGAGATTTGTTTCGGTGTAATAGGTGATAGTTCAATTCCATTTCGAAAGTATCGCTTAGCGATCTCTGCCGAATTGGATAATTGAGATGGTATGACAGATTTCCCTAAAGAAATCTCCATCCCAAGTGATTCTATCACCCGTATATACTCCGAGGCCACTTTATCACCAGATATAGCCATATCATCACCAATTACGCAATACTTGCGCATGTTTTTAGGAACATTATGTTTCATAAAACAATATTGTATGATGATATGATGCGTCAATGCCATTGAAGCCCACGAGCTTAATAAACCCATGGGTTGTCCAACAGCATAACGTATAGGCTCCTTACCAAAATAGATATTTCTATCTATAAGTAGTTTGGATCATAGTGATGTTATTTCATC